TTTAAATATAGATTAATTCGTAACGATCGGCACTCAAGGCTCCCATGTTAGGAGGCTCATTACTTAGAACAATTACATGACATTTTTGATGCATGTATTTAACTCTCGACCCATATTTCGGACTAACAACCATCCTATCTTTGATCATCTCAAGGACAGGATACTGAAGATAGTCCATCTGCAATCGTGGAACGTTAACAAAAAATACGCGTTTAGATTCATCAACCATGAAAGCCATGTCGTCCCGTTTAGCAACTCCAAGGAGTTGACCATCAGTAAAATTTGATAAATAATACCGAACAAACCAAGTCTTACCGGAATTTCCATCAGAATCAACAACGAAAGTAACAAGACGATCATCGGGTTCCGTCTCTATGCGCCGCAACAATTCGGACTGCCACTCGCGGAGCTCTCGTCCGAACTCAAGTCGCAAAGGTGCTGCTCTACGCTGGATCGTGCGGACAAGCCGCGGGAATTTGCAGTACTCGCGTGGGTATTCTCGACACAACTCAGGGGACGTAGGAGGGCGTCCATGCTCCTGTTCGAATGACTCAGCCCATTCAAATACTCGTTCCAGGTCGATGCGCTGTCCCTGACCGGTTGCGTATTCTCCGACCTCAACGAAATCTCCATCTTTCTTACAATAAGCTGCAGCAGTGTCGTTAGAGCTTCTAGCAACTTCACAATGGCAGCGTCGACTAAGTCGAGTTCGCACTCCCCGAAGTCGTTTAGAGCCATTAAATATAACGAAACCTTGTAGATGAGGAGTACCAGTCTCGCTAACCTCGCGACCGACTACACCGTACTTGATATAAGGTCCGTCAAACGCCTGAACAATATTATCGTACTCTTCAGTAGTGTAATTGTTTAGCGTAAAGCACCAGCGACGACTCGTCATTATGGCAAAATCGGGGATTATAACGTGACGTGACAAAGTCGCTTAGGTAATACTAATAAGCGACTTGGGTCACTTTGACACACTTTTGCGGGAAACGGTAATTTCACGATTAGAATAAAATTTACTTGCGTCAGTGTGGTTTGCAAGTTATTTTGCGGGAAATATGGTTCGAAGAAAAAAAAGATACTCGCGTCGTCTACGTAAACGACGTATACATCCGATTAAAAGAATGATGAGAAAAAGAAGAAAGAGATATGTCTCAAGAATAGCAAAACGTGTAGTAGGGCGTATGCTCGAAACACAACACGTTGACCGTACATTGAATAATTCTGCAGCATCAGATACAAGTCAAGCAATATTCGGTGCCGATTTAGATGCTGTACCGGTAATGACAGATACAGCTGGAACAACCGGAGGTAATACAGGACAAAAATACCGAAAAGGAGATAAAATATATGTCATTGGTTTCAAAATACAACTTTCAATAAAAAACCTAGGGACAAAAGCAATGTATTACCGATTATTAGGTATAGAACAAGCTAATCAAGGAGGATATCCGAACCATCAGACAGGGACGATTTTCAAACTACCTAATAACGATGACACATCATATGACTCCTATAAAAATAATAGTCGTTCTATGTTCATGAAGTTACATGACGGTAAAAAATATAGAGCTTTTTATGACAGGGTACATTCAATCGCATCACCAGATATTGGAAGCTACCCTGAAATGAGACTTCATAATTTATGGATACCAATTAAAAAAACAATAAAATACGAACCCAATGCAATCGCAGGAACAAATCAAAACAGACATTTTGAATTCATGATATATCCGTATTGTCCACACTCTCCTACACACTCTACATCATACCAGATTGACGCTTATACAGTTATGTACTTTAAAGATGCATAATTTAACGTAAATATAACGTCTATAATTATAACGGTTAATTAACGGTTCGCTGACCATCCGACCACCCCCTCCTCCACCTCCACCGCCGCCGGAGGGGTGGGGAAGGTCAGATTTCTAGGAACTATATTATATTTTAGGTTTTTGGTTTTAGTTTAAATTAGGGTTAGGGTTAGGGTTAGGGTTAAGGCCATCAGCGCGGATGATGGCCATCAGCGCGGATGGTGGCATCAGCGCGGATGGTGGCCATCAGCGCGGATGGTGGCCATCAGCGCGGATGATGGCCATCAGCGCGGATGGTGGCATCAGCGCGGATGGTGGCCATCAGCGCGGATGATGGCCACCAGCGAGGATGGTGGCCATCAGCAGGGATGGTGGCGCATCAGCGCGGATGATGGCGCCATCAGCGGAGATGAAATAAAGTATAAATTGTATAAAGAATAGGATTTAAATATAGATTAATTCGTAACGATCGGCACTCAAGGCTCCCATGTTAGGAGGCTCATTACTTAGAACAATTACATGACATTTTTGATGCATGTATTTAACTCTCGACCCATATTTCGGACTA